TTGATCGGCTCGCTTTAGCCTGATCCCGCACCCCTACTGCCTAGACTTTGCTAGGATATGAATAAGGCAAATCCAACAAAGGGGCAAAAATGTCACGCAAACTCACACTACCATCAGGCGCAACAGTAACTCTCAAAGAGGCCGCCGAACTCAAGGTAAAAGATCGTAACCGCATTATGGTCGCTGGCGATGAAGATACTCAGGCAAAAAAGGGTATCGCTATCGGCAACGCATTGTTAGCCGCAATCATTGAGGATTGGTCATTCGACCTTATGATTCCGTCAGTTAAGGTTGATTCGATTGAAGAATTGTCGATCCCTGACTACACAATGCTTATGAAGGAAACAGAGAACCTCACTAAGGAATTGTTCCCTGATCTTAACGATACAGACGAAAATAAGTTAAACCCCGATAGCCCTTTAGAAAACTAGAGCGGCTCAAGGATCTATTCAGGGGATTCCAAAAATCCGATACCCTTGAGTACCCTACAAAAGAATGGTTTTACTTTAAGTTCGCTGATCGTTTTGGCTGGACTCCGGAGCAGGTCGATAATCTTCCGGCGGCTCAGTCTGATTGGCTCTTAGCGATTGCAGATGCTATCGAAGAAGTTAAAATCGAAAAGATGGAGAAGCAATAATGGCTGACGGAGTTTCGAGTAATCTTCCCGAAGTTATTGCCGCTCTTAAGGCTTGGCAGAAGCGTATGGATGATGCGGGTATGAGAGCAACCCAACTTATTACCCGCGATCTATGGAGTCGCGCTCAGGCTAACGCTAGTCAAGTAAAGAATCCGCCAGTTCAGAAAAACAACAAACTTCGCCATAACCCTCATATTGGTCCGAGAATGGGTGAAGGTCCGAACTATGCAACCGGTAATCTTTACAGAAATATCCTCGCTAACCCTGTTCGCCGGACAGGTTTCGAAAGTTATGTAGCAAGCGTAAGTTCCAACGCTGAGTATGCACGAGCCGTTGAAATGGGTTCACCTCGTTGGACGAGTGGGGTTAAGTTCCCTTATATGATTCCAGCGCGTGATTACTTGGTACAATCGGGCAGGGCATCTGCATATATCAGAGATGAAGTTCGACGAGCGATGGGAGCGTAGCCGATGGCTGGCGATATTCCTAACTTAAATGTCGAAATCCTCGTACAACTTACCAACCTTACTGCCGCCGTTCAAGAGGCTACCGCTGGATTAAATAAGATCGGCGATACGGCTAAAGAACAAGAATCAAAGTTCAGTTCTCTTAAAACAACAATGCTCGGCGTATTCGCTGGTAATTTGATGACCCAAGGTCTTCAGATTCTCACCACCGGACTTCACGATGCCATCAAGGCGGTCGAAGATACGCAGGTCGCTACCGAGCAACTCTCTACCGCGATGAATAACGCGAAGCAAAATACTGCCGCTAATCGTGAAGAGGTTCAGAAAACTACCGAGAAGATGAGCGCACTCGGCTTCTCTGTTGCGGATTCTGAAACTGCCTATACAAAGTTAATTACTGCCACAGGATCGACTACTGAATCAACTAAGTTGATGGCGATGGCGGCTGATCTTGCTCGCTACAAGCACGAATCCCTAGCAGATGCCGCCGCTACCCTCGAAAAGGGAACGCTAGGTAATGCTAAAGCGTTCAAGGAATTCGGTATCACTCTCGATACAACTCTCCCTAAGAATCAGGCTATCGCTAAGGCGATGGATGAGTTAAATGCCAAGATCGGTGGGCAAGCCGTTGGTTATACCCACACATTCGCTGGCGAGATGGAAGTATTAAAAGCAAAGTTCGATGATGTAGCCGTCAAAATCGGGGCGGTCGTTATGCCTATCCTGACAAAGTTGATGGAAGTTATTATGAACGTGATCGTGCCGGCGATCGAGTTCCTGTATAACAACACAATCGGCGCGTGGCTGAAGGCATTGATCAACCTATGGAATACCCACGAAGGCTTGCGAAAGGTCGTCGTAGCCGCCATACAGGGCATTATTGAGGCATTTGGCTACCTGCTCGGAGCGATCGCTAAGGTTGTCGATACCGTTGCAAGGATTCCCGTTCTCGGTGCGCCGTTTAAGGCGATGGGCAAAGGAATTGACGAAGCCGCTCTCTCCGTAGGTAAGTTCGGAGCAAGCCTCGATAGCCTTGCCAACAAAAAGATTACTCTCCCAACTCTCGGTGGCGCACTTGCTAGTTCCGGTGGCACATCCGCAGGTGGAGATACTGGAGTCGGTGGGGGATTAGGTGCCGCTGGTAATGTATTAAAGTCAGCCGCTACCGCCGCTAAAGCGCACGAAGCCTTGGTTAAGAGCAACCTAGATACTCTTACAAAACTCAATGATCAATACGCATCTGATCTCGTTAATCGCCAAGATCAAATGGATTCTGCCTTGGCAACTCGTCGTGATGCCGAGGCAAAAGCACTGCAAACATTTAATCAAACAAAAGATGATCTTAATCGTAAGCACGATGAAGCCTATGCCTCAGCCCAGCAAGCCTATGATCAGGCATCAGCCGCCGCAGAGAAAACTCATGCAGAAGCAATTAAGCAAATCGATGATGACTTTGCCGCTAAAAAGGCTGATCTACTAACCCAACATAACGACAACCTGCTCGCTATTCAGAAGCAGTATGCAGATCAGGCAACTGCACTAGAGCAACAAGCCGCTGACAAACGCCAAGCAATCGTTCAATCTTCCATTGACTTGATGACCGGAGCGTTCGCTAACGCCACGAAGGTCGATATTGGATCCCTCTTTAAGACAGGCGATACTGCCAGCGATCTTCAAACCGCTCTCCAAGATCAATTAGATTCTGTTGTTAAATTACAGAAAGATGCCGGAGATTTAGCCGCTCAGGGATACTCTCAGACTTTCATTGATCAGGTACTCGCTAAAGGTCCGCAAGTTGGCGATCAAATGGCACAGGCAATTATTAACGCTACGCCTGAAACTGCAAATCAACTTAAATCCCTTTACTCGCAGATCGAAGATGTATCTAATAACGGATTAAATGATCTCGCTAAACAAATGAATAGTGGAACAACTCTCGCTACTCAGCAAATGATGGATCAATACAATCAGGTCGGTGTTGATCTCACTAATCTATTGGCAGACAACTCAGCCAAACTTGCAGATGCAGTAGCAAAGGAAAATGGGGCTTATGACAAGACCTTAGATGCCGCTACTGATTCTTATAACAAGTCCGTAGCCGCCGCCGACAAGACCTTGGCAGATGCGCTCGCTTCCGAACAACAACGCCTAGATGATGCTAAGGCCGCCGCAGATCAGACTCTCAAAGACGGAATGGCTACGGCTCAACGCGCACTTGATGATGCTAATGCCGCCTCGCTAAAGGCTTACAACGATCAGATTGCCGCTATCTCAAAGGCGATGGATGACAAACTAACCGCGTTGCAAAGTCAGATCCAAACAACTCTCGGTATGCTCTCAAGTCTAGGAGTTGCGGCTCAAACCTCTTATGCTTACACCGCGCTCCCCGGATCTACTGGATCAGCAACAACAACTCCGGGCTTGGGTAATGCCTTCGAAGGTGCGCCGTTGATCGGCACTCTCAATCAGAGCGTTTATACAACTGATCCTTCACTTCCAAGCGTGGCCGCCGCTACACTTGGGGCAATCACACTCGGACAGACTCAAGGCATCGTTTCGATTGCTAAGACAAGCCCGACCTCTCAGATGGCGTATAAGTAATGGCTACTCTAACCTCACTTAATGCTTACGGCTTCGCTTGGAATGGCTTCGCCTTCGGTGGTGCTGGATCTCCTTATCAGATTACTGCCGCAGATGGCATCGAGGGCTTGCCTACAATCCGTAATCAGGATGATACCCAAGGCTTCAACGATGGTATGTTTTCAGGTCGTGATTTCCTAGGCGGAAGAACAATTACGCTTACCATTCTTACCCTTTCTAGCAATACAACCGCCACAATTACAGGCGCAACTGCTACTGGAACCGGCGTAATTACTTATACGACTTCGGCTTATCACAACTTCGTTACTGGTCAGATCGTCACTATTACCGGCGTTCTATCTAGCGGCAACCCTTCGGGAACGGCTGGTACTGGATTTAATCAGACCTCGCAGACTCTTACTGTCGTGGATAATACCCACTTCACCATTCCTGTTACTTTGACCGACACCTATACTTCCGGCGGATCTGCCAACTCAGTAATGAACGCACAGGCAAACTACAACCTGTTAAAAAGTAATCTATTACCAACCGCTTCGTACACACCTTTTTCCACAACTAATCAGTTGCAGTTTAAGTTGCCTCAATCCTCAAATGTTCAATTCTTTAATGCTCGCGTGAGAGATTCCAAGACCGTTATTACCCCTGATTTTACCTACGGATACATTACGAGCCAATGGACTTTCTTTGCGCCTGATCCTCGCTTCTATGACAACACTCAGCAATCGGCTTCTCTGATTGGGCTCAACTATCTCGGTCGCACATATAACCGCGTTTATCCTTTGACCTTCGGCGGTGGCGCGGCTGGAACGACCATCAACAATACTGGGTGGGCTAATACCTATCCGGTTATTACTATTACTGGACCGGTAACAAACCCTGTCGTGGGCAACTCAACCCAAGGCAACTACATTACAATTCAGGGTACTTACGCCAATACAGATACAATCGTGGTTGATCTAGGGCAACGCCTTGTTACGCTTAATGGATCTACTGCTCGAAATCTCGTATCCGGTGGGTCAAACTGGTTTTGGGCGCAACCGGGAATCAATCAGTTTTACCTAACTGGAACAGGTACACTAGCGGGTACGACTTCCGCAACTGTGGCTTGGTACAACGCATATGTATAAGGAGAATAAGTAATGGCATTAAGAACGCCTCCTAGTTGGCTACAAAATGGATCGCACCCTGCCGAAAATGATCGCTTAACCGCAAAGGCAATATGGCAGACAAGCGGAATTGTAAACGCTACTGACTTGCAAATTACACAAAACGG